CTATTTCAGTATCTTCACATGTTTCAAATTCAAAAGAAACACTATCATTTTCTTTATTTTCGGTTACATATATTTCTATTATTTTTCTTTTATCTTCCATATATCTTCCTCCTAATCTTCTAAATTACGCATAACCATACATAGTTATTTAAGTTCCTTTCACATTTTTATAAATACTTTTGTGCCTTATTTACACATTTTTCTATATGCAAGTTTTTACTACGAATTTTACTTGTGTTTTACAATTTTTTCCTTAATTCTTTATAGTCCATATTTGATATTTCTTTTATATTTTCTAACATTTCATCTTCTGTAATTCCTCTATTTCTTCTATCTCTAAATTTTCTTTCTAATGTCCAATCTCCAAATGCTCCTTGACTCCATACTTCCATTATTCCATTTTCATAGTAATAATTGATTTTATATAATATTGAATCACTTCCCCATGTATTAGGATTTGTATTAGTATCTTTATGGAATACCATTGTTAATGATAGAATTTTTTCTTCAGCTTTCATATTTGCTCCTTTCAGAGGCATCCTTATTATGTATTCCAAATGGAATTTCAAAATTTTGGGGTAAAATCCATATATGATACATATTAGCCTCATCAACTAATCTATCTTTTGCAGGAAATACTTCAATAGCAACTCTATCTTCTCCAAATAAAGAATCTTTGATCCATTGCTTTTCTTTCCAGGTCATGTCTGTTCCTAAGTCATTTCTTATAGCACAATGTATTACTTTCCCCCATGTAGTTTGTATTTCTCGTGTCATTGCAGCATATTTGCCTTCGTATATATATGCTTTGTTTAATTCTCTGCACCATCCAGATCCGAATTGTTTACTTTTTGGCGATGGTACTTCTTTCCATTTTCTATCCATTATTTTATTTCCTTTCATAGCTTATCTAGCATCAAATTTTTTCCCTTTGCACCACATATATGCTTCTGTTGGGCAAAATTCTTCATAAACATACGCAAAAGTATCGCTTTCTTCACAATACATATCTCCATGTTCTGTATACATGCAATTTATACAATTTTCACAAGTTTTTATTGCCATATTATCTTTCCTTTCTAATGTTTTAATTGAATTTGTTTTGTTTTTCCTAATTTTTCACAATCAAAATCTGCCATACTATATAGTCTGTCTAATTCAAATTCATATTGGCTATAATGTCTTTCACACTTCTTTGTACATTTACTTACACAAAATGTCATATCATAAGTTTTTGGTTTCATATGTACTTCACTCCTTGACTATATTTAATTATTCGAATTTGTGGTATTATTATGCTTTCTCTTTCAATTGCATCATCATAATTATGATAATTGTCATAATCCATGTGGATATTATTTTTATATATTGGAATTGAAAAAGTTCGTCTATCTCTAACTTCCATTGTTCCAAATGTATCTAAAATATTCATTATCCAATGTATTAATTTTTCGTTTTCTTCTAATAGCTTTTTATTATCTATTGCAATGTTATTTACATTTTTATAAGCATTTAATTCTCCTTGACTCATTTCAAATGCTTCCTGTATTTTTAATAATTTGTTTTCTAATTCCTTTACTTTTTTTCTATTAAATAAATCCATAGCTTATTTACCTTCTTTATTCAAAATTTTATATTCATCATCATTAATTAATTGATTATTGGCATATAGCATAGCTTCATTTAGTGAAACAGTTGTCTGATATTCTGATATTTCTTGTTTCTTTAGTTCTGATTTATTAGTATGTTCTAATATAGTTTTAGCTTTATCTAATGATTTTAAAGGTTTTCTTATATAATTTCTGTAAGTATAACTAGATATTTGGTTTGGTTTAAGAACATAATATCCAACATTATATACAGGTCTTATAATATATCCTGTAGTAAATAACTCATTTTTTACCTTATTCATTTGTTTAATGAAATAGTCTCGTCCTTTAAAATCATATAGATTTTCTTGCATAATTTCGTTTATTTCATCGTATAATATTGTTGTTCCATAATCTTTACTTAATATCATTTGTTTTATTTTTTCTCTTTTTTCTTTTGGAGTTAATTCATCTTTTTTACTCATTGTTTCTCCTTCCTACTGGAACATCTAACGCTTCTTGAATGCTCCAGCCTAACCTCATTCTTGTATAAAAAGTTTTTACATTAATTCCTTCTTTTAGTGCTATTGCACCATAATTTTTATAGTTTTTTCCTTTGAATGTTATTTTGGTATGAGTACCTTTACTATTGGTTCTGCAGCCTTTATTGTACATATTGTGTTTAACTTCGCTATAGTATCCCCATTTTAAATTTTCTACGCTGTTATCAGTATTTGCCTTTAAATGCATAACTTGTTCCTTGAAATTTAAATTTGGTAAAAAATGCATTGCTACTAATCTTCCTACCATAAAATCTTTTGTCTTATTATTTTTGGATAGTTTTACTTCCATATATCCATAACGATTGGTCTTTTGTTTTAATTCCTTGACTTGTCCAGTATTGTTATAATTTAAACTTCTTACTTTACCTGTATTGGATACTTGATATTTTCCCTCATATCCATATATGTCTTTCCATATTTCGTTAGATGAATACCCGTGTGTGTGTGTGTGTGTACAGTATCAACACTTTCAGGTTCTTTTATTCTATCTTCCATCATTTTTGCCCCACTTTTCTTTTTTATGTTTTTCAGCAAAATACTTCTGAAGTACTGGTTTTAATTCATCATAATTGGCTATTATTTTTAGCATATTATCTATGTCATCCATTTTACTTAATTTATTCATTATTCGTTCTTTGGTTTTCATTAGTTCTTCTGCTTCTGTTTTTAAAATATTTATTAATTTATCTTTTATTTCATTATTCATTAGTTTTTCTCCTTTACACGATCTGAGTCATATAATCTTATTGCTATTTTTACTCCAGATCGTTCTTTAATTCTTGGTTTTGTACCTGGTCTCATTCCTGTGTCTGCTCTTTTTATATTTGCAGGAGTAGCCCAAAATTGTACTGTTCTTCTTTTAACATTAAAATATTTCATACATTCTTCAATTGTTCCTATAAAAATAAGTTCGTCTGCTTTATATATAGCAAATTCTTTTTTATTCATTACCTGTTTTCTCCCTATTAACCTTGTGATTAAGAATTTGATCAAAATCAATTCCGTTCTGGTATAATTCATCAATGCAATCCTGAATATCTATATATCCATCTTTAAAAGATTCCACATTATTCCAAATTCTTCCCATTACTTCAGGTAGTCTTTTCTTGCCAAAACCACAAACATATCTTAGTGTGTAAGCTACAGCAATACTATATATATCCATGTATTGATAAATTAAATCTTTTGTTTTTGCTTCGCATTGTCTCCTCATATCTTCGAAAACCTCGTCAATCCATTTCCTAAGTTTTTTCGGATCGTCAAATGATTTTTTTAGTTGTTTTTCCTGTCTTTTTGTTAATTCCATTTTTAAGCATCTCCTTTTCTATGGCTTCTGCAAAACTCCACATATCTACTGGAATTGCATCTTTTAATTCTTGAATATCTTTTATGTCAGCTTCTTTATTGCATTGGTATATTCTACATACCTTAGGTCTTGCAGCATATATCGAACAACCTTCCATACTTCCATTGTAATAAGGGCATTGCCACTTTTGTTCCATTACTAATTTTTGTCTTTGTGGGAATATATTATTTTTAATTACATATTCTTGAATCTTATCTGCATCTTCTTGATCTATTGGTAATACAACGCCGCAACATTCTCCACAATTTGAGCATTGTCCTTTACATGTATTATCTGTACCTCTATATCCTTCTTCTACTGCTTTTCTTATACACTCTATAAAAGTCATGTTCATGTTCTCCTTAATCTCTTAGTTTATCTGCAAAAAATAATCCTTGTTGTTTTATTTTTTCTTTTAGAAAATTTTTTCTGAATTCTTCTTCAACTTTGTTGCGTTCCTTATCAATTTTTTCTTGTACATGTACAGTAACAAAGCACTTTGCCAAAGTAATTAATAACAAAAATATGGATAATGTAAAGTTTCTTACAAAAATGCAATTGACTAATAAAATTACACCAATTCCTAGCGAATCTATTGTTGTATCAATACAATTATATTTCGTGATTCGAAATATTCCATGTCTAATCATTGAACATAGTTTTATTTCTTCAGGAAGATTTTTCATTATTTCCTTTTCTCTTTCTCTCTCAAATTTGTTCCTTAATTTGTATATATCTGCTTTAGTATTTTTATCACTTGTAAGTATTGGCTTATTTTTATTTGACCAATAAACTTGATCTGGAAGATTTCTATAATATATTTTCCAGCTTATTGTTTCATCTTCATGTACACTAATATTTACATGGAAGTATTCTCTATCTAATATAGAATTTATTTCACTTATCTCATCTTTTCTTTTTTTCATATTTTTATTTTCCTTTCTTTTTACCATTCTTGTGGCTCTACTTTATTTTTAATTATTAATCTGTCTTTTTTATCAATGTATCCTTCTACATAGATTTTGTATTCATTTTTTGCGAACATGTTATCCAATTTGGGATTTTGTCCAACTTCAACATCATTAATCATAGTGCTTTTTCTTTTGTTATAAATTAAGTATCGTTCCTGACCAGATGTAATTACTGGTTTTTGAATCTTTAAAATCATACTTTTTTATTTAAACTCCTCTAAAAATTTTTCATTTCCATATTTTTTTATAAATTTAGTTCTTGCAATATCTTCTAAAACTTTGCTAAATTCTTTGTCATCAGTTATTTGGCGATGATGTTTAAAACAGATTGGCACAACTAATCCCCATTTCATACATTTTTGTCTGTTCCTTCCCCTAAAAACCTCGTGTAATTCTTCTCGGTCGTTCTCACAGAAATAACATTTTTCAAGATTGTCAGTTAATATGCTAAATCTATTCTTTTCTTTTTTGGCTAGTTTTGAACTTTTTTTCTTTATTTCTGTTTTTTTCTTTTTCTTCGTATACTTAGGTTTGGGTACAGGATGAAAACTATTCGATAAATCTCTTACTAACATTTTTATCATCCCACTCTTTCATCATACTTTCTATTTCTTCTTTGGGTTTTGTTTCAATTCCTTGTGCTTTAGCTGTTTCAATTAGCAACTGAATTAATAACCACATTTCTTTAGAATCATATGTGCTTGAGCCATAATAACAATGTATTTTTACGCATTTATCTTTTCTACAAACTTCTTCAACGATAAATCCAAGCCCTTGAGAATTCCAAACTCTCTTCCAGTTTTCGTAAGCTTTTTCTTCTATTATCATACTTTCGAAAGTTCCTATATGTACAATTGCATCTTTATATACATTTTCTTTGGTTATTACGGCTCCTGGTACAGTTAATTTTTTTGCAATTAAATCACATAGCACCCAGCAATATGCATTTGAATCTAGACTACGTTTTTTCCTCCACTTCTTTATTTCGACATTAAGCTTATTTTCGTTTTTTAGTTCTTCTATGATATTTATTTCTTTTGTGTCTAAAAGTAAGCTTATTTTTGATTTTCGTGTTTTATAATCTATTCCTATATCAGTTATTATTCCAGTTGTTATCATTTTTCCTCCTATTTAAGTTCTTCTGGCAATGGTACTCCGCCATTTATATCTAATATGTCAAAAGGATCTTCTTTCTTATTATTATTTTCATTTTCTGTCTCTACTTCTATTATTTCTGAATTTGGTAAATCTACATTCATTTCTTCGGCTTCATACATCCCACCTAAATCTTCTACGAATGCTTCTCGTAATGCTCTTACTTTAGCAACTTTTTCTATCATTGTTGCTGGTTGTTTTGTCCAATTAGAATTTGGCTTTCCGTCTCCTTTTTTTTGAATTGCCTCACTTAACGAAACACTACAATATATACTGTTTCCCCAATCTTTTCTAAATACTTCTGCCCAGCCACCTACTAATATTTCTTTGTCTAATTTAAACGTTCCTTTTCTTTCAATTACTTCGTTTTGTTCATTAACAACGATTATTCCTGATTTCATTCCATTATAATGTGGATTTAATACTGCTCTTTTCAGTATTGCATCTTTACCAACTACAATAGATGCAGGCTGGCTGTTTGAATATTTTATTAAATATGCTTCTCGTAAAAATGGATTAAGTTTCCTTACTTTGCATAATTCAGAAAATAATTTAAATTCAGGTAATGTTATTTGTGCTGATGTTCCTACTAGGTAGTCCTGTACTATTTTAGGTGTCAATTTTATTTCTTGATCATCAACCTTATATGTTACTGTTAATTCATTACTCATATTGGTAACCCTCCCTTACTAAATAATCCTTTAATTGTTTCAGTTTTATAGCTGTTCCTGTTACTTTAAAAGTAATAGTAAATATCTTTTCGTTTATTGGTGTTTCTGGAATTACTTTACCTATCTTTTGTGTTATTTTTTGTTCATCTGTTTTTTGATTTTCTATTTCAATTGCTTTTTTCCTTGCTACAACTGTTGTAATAGCTTCACTAACATTTAAGTTTTTCTTGTATTCAACCAATACTTCCGTTTTGTTTTCTTGAATATCTATTAGTTTAAGATCATCGACAATTTTATCAATTGTGCTTTGTATTTGTTTTTTAATTTTTGTTAGTGTATCGCTTAATCCAATCTTAATATTTAATTGCTCAAAAGTTACAAAATCCACATTGCTATCTTTTTTGCATTGCTCTAAGAATTCTCTTGCTTCTTGTTCAATTCTATTTTTTTGTTCAACTTCTATTGCATCTATTTTGTCTTTAAGATCTTTATCAGCAGCTTTAAATTTATCTGAAATGCATTCTTTGTATACACTCTCGAATTGCATATATGGTGCCATTATTTTTTCCTTAACAGCTTTTCTTTGGCTTTCATATTCTTCAAAATCTTTTTTTAAATTTGTTCTAATTGTTTTAATTGACTGTTTATTTTGCTCAGTACATATTAAATTTTTAGCGTATGTTACTTTTCCTTCTATATCTTTTGCAACTTCATGTAATTTTTCTGTTATTATTGGTATTTGTTCAACAGTAATTAATTTATTTTCCATTTTGGGTTCTCCTTTACAATTATTTGAATTTCAGTCCAAGTTGGCTAATAGTTGGAATTTCGCTAGAATATTGCATTCCATATTGGCAATCACATCTTGCAACATAAAAGTATTCCGCTTTATTATTTCCATCTTGTATTATTCTTTTGTAGTTGACAAAACCAGAGTTTTTACATTTTTTACATTTTTCTATTCCTTCGAAATTTATTTTTTCTTTAGTTTCTTGTATAGAATTAGCAGCATCTATAAAATCTACAATTTTAGGAATTGTACGGCATTGCCTTAATACTGCAGAAATAATTTGCCTATATTTTTCTTTGCTGTATTGTTTTAATTGTTCAAACATTTCAGTTCTTTGTGCTGATGTATATTCTTTGTTATAATATTTTTCTAGCCTTGCTGTTTCTTCTACAAATTCACTTATTTGCATCAAAATGTTCCTCCAATTCTCTCATGTAACTTGGTAATAGTTTGTCTTGTGTAGCCCTATTGATCATAATTTCGTATTGTTTAAGAAATTGACCTTTAACAACTGTATTTACCGTATCAATATCTGTTTGAGCAAGTTCTTTAACTTGTCTAACATCTCCAAAAAACTTTTGTACTTCTGGACTTGCTTGTTTGAATTCTTCTTGTGTCATATAAATTCCATTACAAATCATAGAATATGCTTCGCTCCATGCTTCTACTCCGCTTCTTGATGGTGCAGGATTCAATATTCTAATTGCCTTTTGTCTTATATCGTGAATTGTTGGTGGATAAGAACTTTGAATCATTGTTTCTTTGATTGCTTGTAATACAACTTTGTAGTCTAAATCTTTAAGACATTCAAACCAGGTATTAATCATCATTTGTTTTTGTTCTATTGTTTTTTCAGCTATTCTTTGGTAATTACCCCCAAGTAGGGTTATAATTTGAGTTGTTTCCTGCTTGTTCATCTTCTTTTCTTGCTACCTCCCATAATTCTTTGAAGTCATCAAAACTATTTTTATTTTTTTTAAGCGGATAAATTCCTTGCCAATTATTCATGATTGATGTATTAAGTATTTCTACTTGCTCATTAATATTGGTTGTTAATTTATATAGTTTACTGATGAGTAATTCTAAGCCTCGTTTCGTTAAAGGTTTTTTTATTGCTTTTCGCATTTTAATAAATTCACGAACACATTCAATAACATTCGTATCAGAAAAATTTTCCAGAATTAATTTTTCTAAATCATTTTCTTTTTTTACTTTTTCTTTTTTTATACTCTTTTTATCACTATCATTATCATGTACATTATCATTATCACTATCATGTTCATTATCACTATCATTATCATTATCACTATCGGTATTTTTGGTATCTTTTGGTATACCAATTTTACCAGTGGTATTTTTGGTATCTTTTTTATTCCATCTTTTTGCAATATTTTGCTTGTTTCTTTCAACCACTTTTTCGTACTTTTCTTTGTTGCGATCAAGAACACTTTTTATTGATATAAAGGCTATATTTAGTGATTTATCTAATTGAGGAATATGCCCTGTTTCAACATATCCAAAAATTGCTTTTATCAATTTTCCTGCTTCTTCGTTTTCGAGTATATCGAAAATGTTTTTCTGATCTAAATACAAAATAAAACTATCCTTTGACATTGTGCGAGACTCCTTTATCCTGGCTTTTTATTTCAAAAAAGAGTAAAAATAAAAAGCTCCGATTGAGCTTCTACTTTTACTCTTATTTTTATTTATTTTATTACATAAACCTATCCATAGCTTTGATTTTGTGCAATGTTATATATAAGAAAAATGAGACATATCTCTATATCCTCGTTCTTCCCCTTTTGTGCAATAAAATAAATTTTTAAGCATTAGTTAAAAGCTCTTCTTTTTTTAAAATATCATCAAAAGTTTTATTTGTCAATAATATTTTATGCAATTTTTTTGTATTTTTTTATGGGATTTATTTTTTGCGAATTTACATATTCACTTAAAATTTGATGATATGTATCTACAATTAATGATATTCTTAAATTTTCTTCTTCACTTAATTTTTTTCGTGGATACATAAATCCATACATGTATTTATACATTTCTAAACTTTTAAGTATTAGATCTACTTGGCAATCCAATAATTCTATTTTATTTTTTCTTATTTTATCAATATCAAATTCTAACATAGTACCTCTCTCCCCTCTATGCTGCATTTTTTGTTGTTATATAAGCATTTAAAGGATTTTTATCTACTGCATTTTTTATATCTTGATTGGATATATGGGTGTATATTTCCGTACTTTTTATACTTTTGTGTCCTAAGAATTTTTTTAGGAGTAATACATCTTGATTTACATATGTATATAATATTGTTGCTGCTGTATGTCGCAAAGTATGGACTGAAAAATGAGTATGAATTAATTCACTTGCTTGTTTTATAATATTTTTTACTGTACTTATACTAATTCTTTTTCCTTGATTACTTAGAAATAATGCTTCATTCATAGATATAATATTTTGATTATAATTTCTTGACTTTAGGTAATTATACAGTTGCTTTTGGCAATGATTATTATAATATACTATTCTTTCCGAATTATTCTTTCCCAGTATTATAATTTTATGTTGGGTAAAATCAATATCTTTAAGACTAATATTGACAAGTTCAGATAATCGTACACCTGTAGATAGGAATAAGCTTATTATTGCATTATTTCTTTCAGGATATTTTGAGTTTTGTTTTGTAAATATTTCTTGAATCTTCTTTGCTTGATTAAGATTAAGATATTTTGGCAATCTTACATTTTTTTGAATATTATTAATATTTGAGCATGGATTTTGCATTGTTGCTCCAGATGGGAATGTACTAATTAACCATTTATAGAAAACTCGAATAGCAGTTAATTTTCTTTGTCTTGTATATGGATTGTTATCTTTGGAATAATTACATTGGACTAAAAATGCTAATATATCTGCTTCTTTGATTTGCAAAAGTACTAAAGTATTAAAATTTTTGATTGGTATTTTTAAATTTAAATACCTTTTTATGAAATTAAAAAATATTAATAGATCTGAATTATAAGCTTTTATTGTATTGATTGAATACCCCTTTACAGCAATTAAATAATTTAAAAATTGATCCAAAATTTCTGGATTTCTTTTGTCATACATTTTAATCACTCCTTTTTTTCTCTCTGGTATTATGTCAACATAACTTAATTATAGAATCATTTCCATTTTTTGTCAAATTTTGTAAGATTTTCGTATAATTTTATTGACATATTTTAGGGCTTATACTACAATTTATTTGGTATAATTTTACAAAGGAAAAGGTGGTTTTAATATGGAAAATGATAAAAAAATTACACAAAAATTAAATTATTTAAAAAGAAAAAAAACAACTTTGAAGAGACAAATTTTTATATATAAATTATTTACAATTCCTATATTTGTTTTTATGATTTTTATAACAATTATTATTTTTCAATATTTCAAAGAAAATTTGATATTGGGTTCTATAATTGTTTGGGCGTTCTGGTTTATGAGTGTACATTATAATTATTTATATAATGAGCAAAAAAGATCTTATATCCTAGAAGAAGATAATATTAATAATGAAATTGAGGATCTTACTAATTTTTATGCTTATATAATTGCTTGTAGGCATATTGAATCTTTAGATAATGGAATGGAAATTTATCCTGACATGAGACGTAATGATTCAGAACATGTAATAAAGCAATACAAAAATTTATATGAAGATAGAAGAATTTTATATGAAAAGAATAATATATAAAAAAGCAGCCATATAGGCTGCCTTTTTTATATGCCCCAAACAGCTGTTAAAACGGCTTTTCTACAATCTATTTGTGTTCCAAACATTGTCTTAATTTGACCATTTGAATCATTTCCTTTTATATAATTATCAAAGAAATATAGATATTTGCCCGCTTGAATTCCAGCATCACTGTCTGGTATTATAATACTTTGTCCATAGCCTTCCCCTATAATATCTAAATATTTTTTCGAAAAGAAGAACATATGGTGTCCCCATCCTGTTGGATTACCATCTCTATAAGGTTGGAATAATAATATAATTCCATTCTGTTGAGCCGAAATTGGTTGACTTAAATTAGCTTGTTGATTTCCTTGCATATAACTACCACCAGTATCTTGCCACAATAGGACAGGTTGCTTTGATACGATATGCCAATCATTCCATGTACCATTTACTTTTTGTCTTTCCCAAATTGTATCTTTCTGGTAAACTGTCCATCTTTGCAATATATACAACTCATCAGCTTTTATGACTTCCAAATATCCTGCATTGTTTTCGACATAAGGTGGTTTGCTAATTGGGGTATTTGCATAGTTAAACCAATATTTTCCTTCTTCAGTATAGTCATTTAAGTTTGTTGCTTGTGTTGAAACATAAATTGTTTTTGTTTTATTCATAAAATATTCAAAATTTGGAATTGCCATTATATTTCCTCCTTAATCTACAACTTCAATAGTTAGGTAAGTTCTTTCCCAATAATTAGAAATATAATCGTTTACTGCACCATAAAACTTTAAACTAAATCTGTCCCCTGAACTAACAGATAGAAGAACAGGAGCTATACTTTTAGTTATATTTTGGTCGTCTGTGACAGTAGGATAAGAATTCATACTGATTGCTCTTTCTGTATTATTTTGATGTATTGCTACATTTTTTGGTCCATTTGACTTAATCATCATCATTCCACTTCCACTAATCATAACATGATGTATTCCTGTACCAATAAGTACATCACCGTCATCTAAACTCAATTTATTTCCAATTTGTGTATATATTCTATTAAGTGGGTATTTATTCAATCCTTGTGAAGTGATTGTTATACCAGCTCCACCTACGGCTGTTATAATATTTTTTTCAATTATGTTTTCATAATTAGGTCTCATTAGTTATACACCCCTCTCACAATAAATTCTAATATAACACCTACTGGCACAGATTGTCCCCAATTGTAGAACTGTATTTTATTAGATATGCTATTGTTGTTTCCTACTTCTATGTAGTGTACTCCTTTTACTAATTTTTCTCCCATATAATATACCTCGAGTACATTTGCTCCAACTTTGTAATTACCTGGGATTGTGTAATCTGTATTTTCAGCTATTGCTTCTGTTGTCGTTATTGTGTATCTATTTACTGTTGTTTTATTGTTCAAATCGGTTATTTCTGCATCATAATTTTTAATAATATTAATTGCCATTTACTTCAACTCCTTTCACTATTATTTGGACAGTTCCATTAGCTGAACCAGAACATTGAATTCTATTAACGATTTCGTTAATTGGAAGTGTTACTGACATATTGCTTGCTATAGAATATGTTTTTTGTCCATTTGCAGTAGTAATAGTAATGCTAATATGTGATGTAGTTAAATTAGCTATATCTAAATTTGTAACTTTATTCCCATACATATTAATGTCAAAAAAAGGAACAGTATAAAATTCTGAAAGTAATGTAGTTTCTTCATTTACTGTTTCGATTTTAAGCGGAGTTATAGCACTTGAATATGCTATATCTACTGGTATGGGATCAAATTCTGCAGTATTTTTAACTTTAACTGGTACAGCATTAGTACTGTCATTTACTACTACCATTTCTTGTGCTTCTTTACTTTCTTGTACTTGGACTTTTAGTTCTCCATCATCTGTAACTTTAACATCTTTAATTTCTCCTTTATCTGTAAAACCTTTCATCATATTTTTTTCCTCCTTTAATATTTATAAATTAATGTACAAAAATCTAAACATACCCAACCTGATGGTGTCTTAGCCCAATTGTTGCGGATTTCGTATGTATCAAATCTTGTTCCATTTTTATATGTTTTTAATATTGTTCCATTAACTGGTGCATTTCTAACATTTAATGATGTTTTCACGTTTGTAACATATTTTCCTAATACATATTTTGAAGTTGGAGTATTATTGTTTTTTGTTGTTAAATATGATGAGCTAACCCATTGATTATTTCCTATTCTTGCCCATTCATCTTTTGTCTCGTATACTGTAACTTGTTTACCTTTTTCTATACTTCCAACAATCGCTCCACCTGGTGCATTTCTAACATTTAGGTTTAAAGATTTTGTATTTACATACATTGTTTGCGGTGTTTCTTTTGAAGATTTTTTAGAATTATTGGAATAATAACAATCTAATCTGCTATATGCACCATATTCTTTAAAATTAGCGTATGTTACATATACATTATTTCCTTCAACTTTTGCTTTACCATTTCTTCCGTATATGTTGAACTTGTTTTGATATAAATATGGATCATAGACAATTATTGTATTTTCATCTTTTAATCCTGCTAATACTACATAATGTCCTCCTGTAGTAAATAATCCAGTAGAACATGAAGCTACAACCATTCCTCCCGATTTTAAACATGCCATTGCATCATCTAATTTCCATTTTATTTCGTGTTTTAAATCATATTTTTGTGCAATAAAATCAAATGCTTGTGGTAGTGTTCCTTCCAAACCTCTTAATCCCATATTTAAAAATATATCTCCCATTTGATTTGGATATATAATGTCTTTGAAACTTGACACTATCATTGCTGCTGAAGTAGCACCGCATCCACCTGACTTAATAGTTGCTGAAGGATGATTTTTACTAGGATATGGATGTTTTGCCCATCTTGAATCTGCTTGATTGTAATAAATTTTTCCCATAATTTTAATCCTCCTTTCTTATATTTTCGTTTTCTAGACTTTCTTCATTTAAATTTTCAAAGATTTCATTTGTTACAACTTCATTTTCTATAATTTCTTCCATTGCTATTCCCCCTTTTCTTCCTTATCTTCTTTAGCATCTGTTGTCTTTCTGGTAAAGAAATATGTTATTACTGCTCCATAAGTACTACTAAATAACATAAGTACTTTCTCGTTTACTTCAAAGGGTATAAATAATAATGCTAACATTCCTATTGTCATAACAACTGTTACAAAACTTTTAACATCTTCCCATGCTTTTTTCATGTTAACCTACCCCCAATCCTTTCATAAATATACTAAAAAATATGCCTATTCCACTTGTTACGATTGATCCTACTGCTAGTCTAAAAGCCCATTTGTTGTTATCTTTCATTTCTTTAATGTCTGATTCATTTTGTTTACTTCGGTTGTCGGCTTGAACGGCTACTTCTTGAGTTTTGTTATAGCCATCTAATTTGCTGTTAATTACAGCTAATTGAGTAAGAACTTCAATTTTGAATTCGCTTAATTCCTTTTCCAATTTTTTATACACCTCCTCTCTTACACCTATAAAAAGGCAAAAAGGTTACTGCAGTTTGTGTGCAATAACCTTTTCATATTTTATTTTTTTGTTTTGACTAAGCTAGATTTATATTTCTTAAACATTTGAGCTTTAGCGTAATCTTTTGCTTTAGTTTTTATGTCGTCTAGCTTCTTTTCACTATATAATCCTTGCTTTGCATATTTAGTATAATAAGCGTTTGCAAGTTGTTCGTATTCTTTTTTTTGTGATGAGTTTAAAGTTAGTGTATATCCATTATTCTTTAGAGTATCATTAGGATAAAATTGTGTACTTTGTATCTTTGATGCATTACTTGAATTAATTAGATTTTTACCCAATGCTTGTCTTGCAGTATCTGTTTTTTCTTGTTGTAATACTTTTATTTTTTCTGCTTTTTCAGTTCCTGATAAACTACCTTTTTTGATTTCTTTGATTTGTTTATTTAAATCTGACATATTCGAAATAGCAGCATTTATCTTCTTTAATTCGTTCTCTTCTTCTGATGTAATTGTACCACCATTCTTTAATTTTGTCAGCTCTGTTTTTCGCTCGTAAATTTCGTTTATACTTGAACTATTAGTATTAACATTAACTACAAATCTTTTTCCAATGGCATCTTGTTCTGCTCCCATTTCTGGTTTTTCTGGAATGACTCCTGCTTTACCTAATGCATAATCTATTGCACTTGTTGTTGTTGTTCCTAATCCTCCAAAGTATCCAGATATTAGATTGTCAATTTTTGCTGGAGAGTAATTAAAGATTTTTCCAAGCCATATTGCAAGTTGAGAATTATAATCATAGTATTGTTCAGCATCTGGTAAGTCTTGGTCATAACTTTTAACAATGTCTGTATTGTAATATAAGTCTTTGTTTATGGCATTTTCTATTATTGGTGCTACAGCATTTGGTACTAATCCTGTAACTTCATCAGCTGGCATGTTATCCATAATAGCATTATTAAGCCAATTTGATAATCTTTCTCCTTCTTTGCCTTCCTCAATATGTCCTGTAGCAAGGTCTTGTATATATTCTGCTAAGTTGATCATACTTCTTAAGATTCCTTGAGGTTTTTTAATAGTAACAATTTGGTCTCCAGAACGTAAAACGAAATTATCATCTTTCTTTCGTTGTATTAATTCTTCAATTTCGTCATCATCGTATCCCAATCCCTTAATTGCTAGTGCTATTGTTGTAAGTAGTGCTATTCTCATTCCTACTTGTTTTGGATTAGCTTTAATTTTTTCTGCAAATGTATATGCACTTCCTACTCTTGCTGCTGAAAATGGGATTAATTGGTTTATTTCTCTTGTAATATTACCTGTTCTGCCAAAGTCTTGAGTTGCATCTCGTGATTCTAATGCTGCTAAAATTCTTGCATCTGTTTCTGCAGTTCCTTTTTTCTTATAATAATCATAATTCTTTTCAAACACTCTAAATCTTGTTGATTGTTCAGAAATCTCTGGGATATATGTTAATATATCTAGTAATCTTTTTAAAGGTTTATATTTTTCTTTAATGCCTAGTGTTTTTGATTTAGTTCCGTAAACATCAGCCATTAGTTTTTGCGTACTTTCTCTGTATTGTGATAATCTTGTTGAGTTTGTTGCTCCTGACTGTTGATATAAAGAATATAAATTATTAATCCTTTGGGCATATCCTGGTGCTACTTTATTTAAAAAGTTTTTAACTGTATTATTTTGTGATGCTAATATATCTAAAACGCCTAATGCATTGTCTACTACTGGTATAAATCCTGCTGTTGAATATACTGCAGCTTGTGCTGTATCGGATATCATGTTAGGAATAGCAAATCCTAAGTTAGCCATTGTTGCTCCATATCTTAGTGGCATGTTCAATTTACTATTAATTTTTAAGACTTGACTCATAAATTTTTTATCCATATTCATTAATGAATTGAATAAAATTTCATCATTAAATTGTAAATATATTCTCTTACCATTTTCATTAATAAAGCTTGTAATTAGGTTTTTAGTATCTATTTTATTGTTTGGTGCAAATAAATCTATTGTTTTATTCAAATCTAAGTCTTGGGTATTAACGCCTTGTTTTTTTAGTTCATTTTCCCATGTTGATAATTGAGCTGTACCTATTTTTGTAAGTGGAGTGTCTATGACGTCAAATATTGTTCCTGTTATGCCTGCATTTTTTCCTTCTTTGTATAAAGCTTTTAATATGTTATTATTTTCGACCAGTTGAATAATATTACTTGAATTAGCAATTATATTTTCAAGAACATCTTTAACATCTAATTCACTACCTGTTCTCTTCTTGATTATATCAGCAACTGCTCCTCTTCTGCCAACTTGATTTCCTCTATTGTCTAAAACTCTTTGCATAGGTACATAAAAGGCATTACTTTGTTTAAGTTTATCTGCGGTTTCTTGTGATACTAATCCATTATTTACTGCATATTTCATTACTCCATCTAGTGTGTCATAAACTAATTTTGCTGCTTGTTGTATTGGCTTATCATTTTTAAACTGTTCAATTACAGCTTTACTGTCCATTGTTCTTATCCCAGTTTTCAATGTTTTTGCTTTATAATCCAAGTCTCTTCTAGCGACTAAATATGTTCTTAAATCATTCCATCTTTCTGTGTCATTTCCAAGTATATCTCCTATTTGGTTTAATCCAGGAAATAACTTTTTACCATTTTCGTCTATATATCCATCACTTAGCATTGAAATTACTTTATCGGTTGTTCCTGCTGCTAATCGTGTTAAGTAATATGCGTTTTCGCTTGCTTTTATTTGGTTTGCTGTCATTCCATTTGCTTTTGCTATTTCATTTACAGCAGATTTTACAGCCCAGTCTTTATCGTAAATATTTCTCATTACTTCTTGTTTTATGAAATTTTTGGTTATGTTTTGTTTATCTGTTTGTTCTCCAATGCTTACGTTGCTTAAAGTTCTATTTCTTGGATTCTGATGTATATAGTTATATGCTTGTTTCTGTACTGTTGTGATAAATTTATTGAATTTATTGTCTGTTTGTTTTAAGCCTTCAAGTATTGCAACTGTTTGTGGATAATCCTTTTTTGCTTGTTCTGGTATTATTGAATATTCTCTTATTACTTCTGCAAATCCTTCTTCAAGTCTTATTGTTTTTGACTCCGTTTCGTAGCCTCCAAGTTTATCTATAGCAGTAAAAAGTTCATCTGCGATTGATTCTTTATCTACATTTAGTCTTTTCCCTAAATCCATTGCATGCCCTGTCTCGTGTAATATACTATCTATGTCTTTATATTCTTTCGTTCTTATCACATCATTATTGCCTTTATAGATAGCATACGCATCTTGCCTAAAATGACCTTTCTTAATTCCTAGCCCTAAATAATCTTCAATTGTTTTTCTTATATCAGATAGTTTTGTTACTGGAATAGAATTATCCCACTCTCCAGTTTTTTCTATTTTTTGTATTTCTTGTTCAATATAAGATTCTCCTCTTTCCGCATTTCTTAATTTTTCGTTTGTCTCTTTAGCACTTCTTTTTGCAAACCTTATATCTGAATCAGAAGTTGGATTTGTATTGTCTATATTTTTTAATTGTTTAGAATTGAATATTGCATAACTGCTTATTGGTTCATTGCTTTTACTATTTTCTACAAGTTCACTTTCTAAACCTTCAACAAATTCTACTGCATCATATCCCTTTTTCTTTAATATATCCTTTTCTTCTGATGCATTATCAAATAAATCATTATCTATAGTCATATTCATATAGGTATCATATAATGATGACTCTTCTTCTTGGGCAAAATCTTTTAATTGTTTTAATCCCTCTGTTTCATCTATTGCTTCAAAATATTTTATTACAATATTATCTAATTCATTTTCATTGTATTTATAATGAGCATTATAGGGGTGTGTAATAGGTTTTTCAACATTAGCATACATTTCCATTGTATGATTTTTTATGCCTTTATTATCTATATCTCCAAATCTTTGACTAAATTCTTTATTAGTTGTTACAAAATGTCCAAATGCCGTATTATCATATAATGTATTGTCGCCTAACATGCTATCGTTAAATTCAGTAAATACATTAGGTGTTGTATGATATACTATTTCAAGTTCATTTTTGCTATTTCTTAATTTGCTATTTTTAAAATATTCTTGCTGTTGTTGTGAAAGCGTATTGCCATTACTATCTATTATTTTTTTATTTTTACTTTTCTTCATGTATCTTATATCAGAATTAGATGTTGGATTTTGATTATCTATGTTTTTGAATTGATTAGAATTAAATGTTACGTAATCATTGCCTAGATTAATTTTTCTGCTAGATGCGTCATCATATATATTTTTAAATATAACTCCATCATATTTGCCGCTTTTTTTAGTTGCAATTATTACATCTGTTGTTGAAAAAATATCATAAGGTTTTCCAAAATCTTGATCTATTAGATCTAAGATTTCTTTATCAGTTATAAAACTTCTTCTAATTTCACTCCAATTTCTTCCTTGCATATCTACTTCAAGTGGTTTGGTTATATTTAAGTATCCTTCATATATTCCATTAGTTTTACTGCTATTGATAAAATAACTTTCTGCAACATTTTTATTATTAGTATAATAGTTTGCTCCCCAATGTCCTCCTTCAAATTCTGTAAAACCATAATTTAAAGTTCCATGATATACAGTTTCTAAATTGCCGTTTTCATCTCTAATTTTGCTGTCTTTAAAGTATTTTTGTTGTTGTTTAGTTAATATTCTACCTTGATTGTCTGTTGCTTTAGATGTATTTTTTTTCATATATCTAATTCCAGTATCTTCATCAAAGTTTTGTGGTATTGCTCCACTTGTAAATAATCCTTCATCTTTCATTGTTTGAATTAAATTGTCAAACGCTTTGTTAATATTTTTTCTTTCTTCTCCAGCTGGAAATGGATTAAATAATGCATATTCATTGTTATTTACACTATGCACTAGATATGTGTCTTTTATACCTTTAGCTTTTAATTTATCTGATATATAAGACTCAAATGCTCTTGCCCACATTTCATCTATTCTTGAAAAATATGCAGTTGCTCTTCCTGTTTCTTTATCTAATTCTCTTGCACTTTTTAGAAATGCACTCTCAGATTTTATCTGTGAAACTTGCTGAGAAGGTTGTCCATATCTATATAGCCAATAAACCGTATCATCATTTATTTTTCTTCCTACAACTTCTTTATATAGTGCTTTTAAACTTTCTACAGGTTCACTATATTCGAAGCTATTACTTGATAATGAATTTCCTGTAAATGTTCTCTTTGAATCTAACTTTCCTTCATACAATAGTTTTCTTATATCTTGATATTTTTGTTTTTGTTCATCTGTAACTTGTATCTTTGTTTGTTCTCTCTGCTTAGTTTTTCTATTATATTTATAAGTTGTTTGATTTCCATTAAAAACATTATCTAAGTAACTTAAATGTGTCTCTAAACTCTCTTTTCTAGCTTTCTCATAAATAGCATTTTTCTTGTCAATTTCTTCTTGATTGGTTGATATAGTATATTTCATTGAATCTGTAACTTCTTTTATTGCATTTTTCATATTGTCTGATAATTTTGGATTTCTCATATTTTCAGTTGCCATTCCATTTTCATCATATCCACCAACTCTTGATAAGTAATTATCTATACTATGTCCATATTCGTGAGCTAAGCTTCCTGCTCCTTTTAATCTTGTCATGTTAATTACTTTTTTTCCTGGTTCAAAATGTGCTACTGCTCCAGTTAGTCCTTGCCCTCTTGCTCCAAATGCGATACTCATTGCACCCTGTTGCCCTAAACTTTCTGGTGTTATATCTAATGCTGCAGCTAAATCAGAAAAAGCATCTTGTGCATAATTTAAAAATTGTTGTCTTTCGTTTTGAGTTACCCAATTTCCAAATTCTCCTCCTTTGAATCCAAAGTTATTTAGAATATCATCTCCAGTTGCCTTTGTAGCATTTTTGTTATTAGCATTTGTTCTTTCTACTTTTTGTATTTGTGGTCTTAATAAATTTTTTCCATTATCCTTTAAATACATACTTAGTGCCATTGCATAACTTTCTGCATCTTGTTTATTTTTAAATACTTTTCCAATAGATTGAGATTTAAGTGTTCTTGGATTTCTCAAAAAAATCATATAGCTGGTTTCGCCATCTCTATTAGTTCCTTCTCTTACAAATGCTCTATTATCTTTTATACTATTTTTAAAATCCAATATATATTGTTCCGCTTCTGCTTGCGTTTTAAATCCATCTTTTAATTGCTTATTTTTAAAATTAACTGTATAACCATCATCTGTTTTTTGAACTGTATAATCATGTATTACTTCTTTACCAGGATTAGCATTAACAGTTCTTCCACCAGATAAATCTTTTCTTGCTCCACCTATCTTTTCCCCAAAGTCTTGAATATTTGTTTTTTGGGGATTCAACTTAGTATTATTTTCATTATTCTGCATAGACTTACTACTAACAGTATTTCTTTCATTTTTGACAGTTTGATTTTTTTGTGGTATACTGTTAGTAATAGATGTAGAAGAACTTAAGTTGGATTTCGTCTTGGACGTTGAACTAGGAATCTTTTGATTATTAGTTACCCCAACAGGTTTCTTCCACATCGTTTTTATTTTTAAGACATTCCCTTCTTCTGGAACAACTTCAACAACATAACTTATATTATCTGAGTATTTCTTTATATATCTAATTGTTTTTCCTTCTTTATTATCATTGCCTAAAATTATCTTATCAAAATTGTTTAATATATCTGGAATTTTTTCTATATCTTTTATATCGATAGGAATTTGTCCTTTTCTTTTTTCTTTTATTGCATTTCCATGTTCATTAAGCATATGCCTTATATCATTATCTGCTAATACATGTTTTCTTCCTAATACATCAATATTAAGTAATGTTTTAATTTTATTTTTTACCTTATCTGAAATATATCCTAAATATGTTTTCCCTGTTGAATTTTTATTTTGAATAGCATCTTGTATATGTTGTTTAAGCTGAATTTTCATACTGTATATATCATCTTTATTATTTATTTCACTAACTACATTTCCTTCAACATCGATTTGACCTTGTATAGGACTACTTTCGTTTGGCATTGTAGCAACTTCTTTTATTGCATCGTTGATTGCTTTTGCTGTATATTTGCCATCTTTGTTTTTCTCTATTTCTACCTTATTTACTTCTGGAAATGTATCATAGATATAATCATTTTCCCTTCCATCATATAATATAGCTTCTAATTTACCGTCTTTTTCGTCTATGTCAATAAACATATCGTCATCTAATGTCTTGTCGTAAGTATCTTCTAAAACATCTTGCATTATTTCGTAAGCTTCTTCTAAAGTATATGTTTTCTTTTTGTTAAATGCTTTTTCTATATCTTCAATATTTGAAACTGCATAATTTGGTTTATCTTCATAAAACTTACTTTGCTCTGGTGTTCTATTTTTATTATTTTGCTCATATACACCTGTTACTTTTTCAATAGCATTATTTATACTATCTGCTGTATATTTTCCATCCTGAGGCGATATCGTTTCACTCTGTACTATATTATCGTTATTATCATATTGACTTATTTTTAATGTATTGCCATCTTCCTCAATTGCAATATAACTTTTTATCTTTCCATCATTATCATAAATAACATTGCTATTATTTGCATCTACTTTTTCATTCCATATATCTGCCATTTCATTTTTTGTATATTCTGTTTGCGTCTTAAATTGTTCTGTAATGCTTTTTACTTTATCTGGGGTATAATTTGTAGCCTCTTTATTCAAATTGTCTGATTTTTTATTTTCGCTCGTAATTTGACTATCAACATTGTTAGTGTTAATCTTATCTTCTTCTTGCATATAATCATATAATCTTGCAACTACATCGTTTATGTTATTATGTATATTATATGTTGTCTCATTTATTGTTTTGTTTATTTCTTGAATTTGAGCTTCTGAAAGATTTTTTACTTTATCATTATATGCATTTTCCGCTTCTGTCATATTATTATAATATGAATTGTCTAATACTACTCCAGTCGCTCCATCTATTACTTGATAAGCTTGAGAATCTGCATTTTTAACTATTACAGGGTTTATCATTAATTTACTATTGATATTCTCTATTTCTTTCCCTTTTGTTGGGATTATTTGTTCGAAATTTCCATTCTGATCAAATTTTGAAATATAGAATGTATCCATATCATTTTTGCTTTTGGTATTTTCTGGATTATATATGATTTCTGATAATCTGTTATATGTATCATTTGCTCCCTCATTAAAGACTTTTTGTGTCATATCATGTCCAAATTGTTTTGTATGTTCTTTTAATACATTTCTTATATCTGAGATTGAAAGCTTTTCGCCATTTTTTAATTTATTATATGCTTTTCCTGCTTGTACTAAAGCATGTGTTGCTCCATTACATACAATTCCCATAAGTCCACCGTCTAATCCAGCTTCCATCATTCTATCTCCAATATTACTCCAATCAGCTTTGTCATTACCTGCAACTATTTGTGCTGTTAATTCTTGAGCAGGTTCCATTACTGCTTCTTGTAAAATATTTTCGACCACGTTTAGTCCATAACTATTAAGTATTTTTTTATTTATTGTTTTACCTGTAAATGATTTGACAACTTTATTTGCCATTTGTCCTGTTATTATAGCTTCACTTCCGCCTTCTAAAATTCCCATAATAGTTGCATATTCTTTGGCTTGATTTGGTGTCATGCCTCTATCAATTCCATCTCTTAAATATCCTCCAGCTGCACTTGTAACAAAGAATCCTGTTCCTACTACTGGACTTACTACACTTAATGTTGTTCCTGGTATCATTTGCCCAATAGATGGAGCAAGTTCAGCCAATTTTTGTGATACAACATCTTTTTGATCCATAATATTCTGTGCAATTTTTGCATCTTCTTGCTGACGTAATTGTCCTGCAGGATCATTGCTAGCAATCTTATCAATAAGGGCATTGTTGACTTTATTGTTTTTGTACATATTAGCATACTCATCAATTGTTTTATCTCCAAAAAATTCCTGGAACTTGTTTTCTTTATCAATCTTATCTTGTCCTGAAGTTGTATTTTTTAATCCTGAAGTTAATATATTATCATCATTAGGGAAAATCTTTTGACCTTCTGTTTTATATAAATGTGCTAGATATGCTTTTTTTTCTTCATCTGTAAGTTCTTCTGACAATAATACACGCATTCCTTTTTTATTTTCTTCAGTTTTGTAACCACTAAGCATCGTATCAATATATAAGCCTGCATCTTCAAAACTGTGTTTTAATCCAAGCCATGTATTTTCGACAGTTCTTCCCGCACTATCATATGGAGTGTCCATGTGTAGTTTATCAATAAGATTCTGTTGTACTTCATTCTTTTGCAAAATTCCCATCATTTCTTCTTCAGAAAGATTATGTATTTCGTTTCTTTTCGTATATTCTTGAACTAATCCATTAGCAATGTTTTCTCCAAATTTACCTTTAGTAGATAATTTTTCAACAAATTCATTAAATTGACTTTTTTCTTCTTCAGACATTTTTTCATATTTAGATCTTTTATCAAAAAGTGTGTTAATTCCTGCTGCAATATCTTGTGCTGTTTTCTCATACTGTCCATTTAAAATATTATCATTAGAATACAATTGTTCTTGTTGGTTATGTAATTGTTCTGTAGAATTTATTTCTTCAATTTTATCAATACTATCTAATACATTTGTTTGTTCTTCCAAATCATTACTTGTTATCATCCCAACAGAATTTCTTAATTTTTTTGCTTCTGCCAGTTTATTTATATAATCATTATCAATTGCATTTTGATGAGTACTTAATGTGTTATTTTCGTATTCCGTGTCATTTGCTGTAACCATTCCTACAGATTGTCTCAATCTTCTTGCTTCTTCTAATCTTTTTTTATATTCTTCATCTTCTTTAAACATTATAACCATACCTCCCTCTACTTAAATAATGTATTTACAGCGGCAACAATATCACTTGCTGTTTTTTTGGCTTGGGCAGTATCGTTTTGTCCTGAATATTTAGAATATTTGGCAGACAATTGTAGAAATTCTTCTTGTGTAATTGCACCGCTTGCATACAATGAATCTAAATAATTGCCTAATTCATTATATGATTCTTCATTTGGTACCACATATTGTTTGGTATATTCGTCATATTCTGCATAACGATTTTTGATTATATCATCGTAGGTTGATAGTTTGGAATTATTAGATGATTTATTATTAGAAGTAGATGTTCCATATTTGTTTGCTAGTTGATATTCATATTCCATATTTCCTTGTTTTAAATTATTTTCGTATTGGGCTAGTTCTTTACTTTTCTGTGTATCTAGTTGGCTCTTGTATGATAATTCATTCATATTTAACTGATGATTGTATTCTGCTAATGCTTTGCTTTGTTGGGTATCTAACTCGGATTTAAGTTGAGTTAAAGCAACATTATTTGCATGTTCTATTTGTGCTTGTTCTCTCATTTTGTTTAGTTCGAATTCTTGTTGCTCTTTAGCAAGTCTTGCTTGTCCTGATAATGTTCCTACTTTAACTCCTAATACAGTACTTGCTTTATTATCTACATATCCTAATTCATCTACACGTTTCCATGCATTATCTAATTCTTTTTGCTTTTTATTAAATTCAAATTCTTTATCTTTAAATTCTCTATCTTTTGCATCTTTCCAATAATTAAATTGTTGACTATCAAAATTCATTACTAATTGTGCTGTATCTGATAATTGACTTAAGTATTGTATTTTTCTTTCATAAGCCTTTTGTTCATATTGTGGAATCAAGTCGGATACAATTCTTGCAACTCTTTCTGCAGTTGCTGAACTATTAAGTACACCGCTTCCCGCTAAACTTTGTAGTGTTGAATTAGCAGCATATTCTGATGCCATTTTCAATGCTGTATCTTTAGTTGGATCATATCCCCAGTCTCCATTTTTTATATTTTCGGTTTCTGTTAATAATGTACTTATTACATTATTAATTGTATCTGCATAAGCACTTTGATATTGTCCTTGAACTGTATTTATATTCGCTGTTGGTGTTACTATTGTAGTTCCTAAACTTGATTTTTTTATGCCACTTTGATTATCGTTGGCGAGATTTTTTCCGTATTGTGAAGCATAGTTTTTATAAATTTGATCAAAACTTACTACGTTATTATTATAGTTTGAAACATTATAATCTTGAGGTGTTGGTGCTGCATTATTTTGTTGTGTATTATTATATGCTTGTAAATTTACATTTTGTTGCGTGTTTTGTTGTGCCCCTTGTTGTACTTGTGGTTGAATTTGAATAGGAATAGTTATTGGACTTACCTGATTAGTTGGTTGTTGACTTTGTTGTTGTATTGGTTGTACTTGTTGTGATGTATTATTTACTTGATTTATATTGCTTTGCACATTACTTGTTGCCATTCCTGTTCTTGCTGTATTTAAAAAGGTATCAGCCATTATTTTTGCTCCTTTCACTTATATAAATAATGTGTGCAATAAATTATATATTATATAGACTATTAAGCTTGTCCTTCCAATTGTTTAATGTTGAGTCTGAATCTTGATGTAAAGAAAATGTATTTGTTCCTATATTCTTATTAAGTTCATCTTTCCAATGACTTAATGTATTTTCTACGGTTGGATATAATGGATATGTCCCTTTATTGGCGACATTTAATTGCCTTGCCCATTCTTTTAGCGTTGCTGCATTGTCATCATATGTTCGAAATCTCATCTATTATGTGTCCTATCTTCTCTTTCCATTCCGTAGATAGTTATATTTCCTTCCCCATAAATTTCAAAAACATAACTATTAACATTTTGCATGTTATTTGGCACGAGGATACACTCAGTCATATTTTGTCCTTGTGGTAATACATTTTCTTTGATTAATGTTTTTCCATCATCTGTAGTTATTTTCAGATTAACTGTACCATCTAAATCATAATTGAACCATAATTTTGACAATGATTTCTTATGGCTTAATACTCCATTCTTAAATTCTTTAGTTTTTAAGTAAAATGGAATATTGATTTTTTTAGTTAATCCATTTTCAATTATTTCATCTTTACCATACGTTTTTATGTATGCAAGTCCATCTCTTCTACCTCCAGTTAATTCATAAATAACTCCATTAGCTGTTAATGCATAAATAGGTGTTGGTGTTTGACTGAAATTTAAATCTGCGTATGAATCACATATCATGTTATATGGTATTTCGTTTTCGTCTGTTGTATCTTGCTTTTCTTTAGTCCATTTTCTTAATCTCTGATCGAAAATTAATATACAACTATAATCTGGAATCCAAAAATACACTTTATCTTCACTTGCTGCTACGCTTATTTTTTTGGCTTCATTAATTGTTATTCCATCAATAATTGATTTTATTCCTCCAGTTATTCCATTGTTATTTGTTGGCTTTTCAATATTTCGTATTGTTGAGCCATCATATTCGTATATAGATCTTCCATATAACCAATATAAGAATGAATTATGTACTTTAATAGTCTGTTGATCATAACAACCTATATCGTTATCTAGTGATACACATGTATATGAATCTGATAATCCAGCTATAACATTTGAACCATAATATAAATGCATATTCTTCTCGCTAAATACAACTAATTTGTCGTCGAATGATACTAATCCTGTTATTTGATTACAGTTTGGAACTCTATCTTCTCTTGAATTTTCCGCAGTTGTCCAATCCATTGGATTTTGGAGTGCAGAGAAATATAACATATTTCCAACGCTTCCCATCATTCTATTTTTGTGATAGCACATGTGTTCAAATCCTGTTACTCCTGTAGGTAATGGCATATTCTCTGGAGTATTGAGTGCAGAAAGTGGCAATTTGTGTCTTTGTGGTGTAACTCCATCTCCATATAATACAAGGTATTCTCCATTACCATCAGCATAATATACATGACTAAATCTGTTGCCTGTTATTCCATTGGCTATTACAGTTCCTTGCATATCTTTTAGTTGTGTTCCTTGAATATAAAATAAATATCTAACTCCAGCAACGCCAAAATATTTTATAGGTGTTCCTCGTAATCCTGGATTAGCTTTCATTGTTCTACCTATTCTCGTTTTAATTGCAGGATATAAGTCTAAACACATATTATACATATCTTGGCATTCATCATCTTGCAAGTTTTGTGGGGGATATATATTGTTAATTCCTCCAGCTAGATAATTGATTTGGTTATTGCTTTTTGTGTGTATCATATCTAAGTATGTATTTTGCCACATTGTCTATCCCCTCCTCATTCTTATAGATCTTTTCATGTCTCTAATTAGAGGATATCTTTGTTGTTGTTCGTTTTTGTTTTCATTAACTTTTGCAACTAAATTGTTATATAGTAATATATATTCGTTGGCTAATTCAATATCTGGATTGTGTCCTGACATTGCTATTATACTCATAACATTGTATTTGACTAAATCAATATAATTGTCGTCTAATTCTATATAATCATCTCTTTTTGTTACCATTTTAGGTTTCTTTAGATAATATATATCTATTTTTCTTACATCTTTTGGTGTTGGATATATTCCTATTGCTCCTTCTCTTCCGTCGTAATATCCTTCTTCTGTCATTATGTCATTTGGCAAGTATGATCTGATTTCTTTAAAGCTTCCCCAATTATATGGATTCTCTCCGCTTCTTGCATTCATTGACATTGTTACATGGTCTATCATATCTATGCTGCAGTCTTGAGGTAATGTGTATAATTCTTGGTTTGCAATTGTTGTAAATGAATACTGGTCTTGTACTGCTAAATCTTTATAGATTTTTTTCATTGTTTCGTTGATCCATATATACAAAGTATCATCTATATATTCGTGAGGAAGTCTTACTTGTATATCATCTAATACTTGTCCTACTGTTGTTCTACTTACTATTGCCATTATTCTACCTCCTATCTTGCTCTTATTATGTATTTTGTACCTGCTTGCCCTGTACTTAAATTTGGTAGTGTGAATGTTGTTGGATATTCATCTGGTAGATTTGCTGTTATTGCTTCATATAAACTTGTATAATCAGCAACATTGACAGTTTGTCCATTACATTCTAAATATTGCTCTGGTATTTGTACAGAAGCGGTTATTATTATTCCACCTATTGGTGTTATTGCTCCTGTTGTTGCTTGTGATTCATTCCACAAGTCAGGGAATTGTCGGATTTCTATATTCTTTATATATGTATCAACATTATTCCCTACAAAAATTACTTCATTTGCTCTGAATAATTGCTGTGAATAATAATAGTTTCCTTTTGGTACGAATATGTATTTGGCTCCTACATTAATTGCATCATATATAGCTTGTTGTATTTGTAATCTATTATCTGTATATCCATCTCCTATTGCTCCATACATTTCTAATGGCACAATTCCAAATGTATAGAAAAATAAGTTTTTCAATTCATTTGCTTTTAATTCATTTATCATCTATTCCACCTCCATTGTTCCAGTCTCAGGATATCCTTGCCATCCTATAAATGTCTTTCCTTCTCTAACATCGCCTTGCCCTGCTGTTAATACATGACTTTTTGTTCTGCTAAAATAGTTTCCTTTATACATTATTCCCATTAACTCATTTTCGTTTTCATCTGCTATTGCTCCTTGCATTTCAATCCATACTTTTGGGGTACCCTCATCTAAATCTAACCTCGAACCATATGCTTTTATAATTGTTCCATTTATATTCCTTTGTAAATTTATTGGTATTGGTCTCCAATATCGAGTAGCAGCATATGTACCTAATGGATATGTACCTATTGGACTTATTGTATCTCCATCTGATGCATTTATTATTGTTTCTAAATCAAATACTTCTATTTGCACACCAGTATCTTGCCAATATCCGCCATAGTTAGTTGAATGTTGCATAGCTATACAAATTAGTCTTTTACAATCTTGTGTTGCCATCATATCAATAATTGAATTTCCTCCAGATAATTTAATTTCTTTTAGTTTTTGCATTCCAGAATATTGAGGTTGTAATTCATATATTCCTAACGTTGCATATGTTTGACTTGAATCACTTGAGCCAAAGCAACTTAAACATATATTACTATCATACAGAACATCTAAGGATTCTAAACTTGAACTAGTATTATAATAATAATCTCCGCTTTTAATTTTTGAGCATAATGCTGTAGGTATACCACTTCCGTCAATTTGGATCACAAAATTGCCTGAATAATAACTGTTCCCCCTTGATATTGCCATTAAATATTTATAATCTGCAGACCATCTCCAAGCGTAAGGATCACATTTACCTGTATTTTCACGTATATAATAAGTTGTATCAAAAGTATATTGTATTGCTTCGTTTACAACATTTTTTATTAATCTTTTAACACCTATTCTTGTATCATATCCATTATAGTTATCTCCATCACTAGTAAAACAATAGAATTCATTCCATTTTATTGGGCTTGGGCACATAAAATTTATATCTATATTTCTTGCGTCAAATATAAGATTATCAATTGAAATTTGTTCGTTATTTGATATTCTTCCTATAACACCATTATCTGTTAAATGATATGTATAGAAATGTAATCGTGCAGTAGTTCCATTATCTGTTTGCATTTTTGTTTTTAGAATTAATAAGCATTTATTTGGATTATCATCTAATCCTGGTGCTCCAAAAAATATATCTGTTACTTTTTCATTTTCTGCTATTCCTAGTTCTTCTTTTGTATATCTATATTTTTTGTATACTATTTCTTCCGATGTTGCCCCACTACTAGCACTATAATATGCTCCATTTTCATTTACAGCATGGCTTTCTATACAATGATCCCAATAGTAATCCCTATAGTGGTAAAGATCCTTATTGTTGGTTACAACAGAAACCATAAAATTACAATCTCGCGATAGTTTTACTACTGGTCTGTAATTCATTTTTTCTTGCCCATCTGGAGGGTTTCCAGTAAGCATTGAATTATCATGGAATACATAATCCGATTGTGATACTGCATTTATTTCTTGAACATTTGGATTAATTTGATTATTCTGTAATGTTCCTACAATAGCTTGTCCACCAGAAAAAGCAACTTTTCCAAAAGCAATATCTTCTGCACGAACATTTCCATTAGATGTATCAGTTCCATACGTTGGTAAATCATTTATAATAGATGTTCCCATAATTTTTTGACCATCAACATATGCGGATTTCCCTAATCTTATGTCATTTGCTTGAGCTGTAGCATCTGAAGTATCTAAATCAGTATGAGTTCCATATACTTTTTGTCCTTTAACGTAAGCAGTTTTGCCTAGTTCAATATCATTTGCTACTGCATTTGCATCTCCTGTATTAACATACATGGGATCTGGCTCTCCTCCACCTGTAGGAATTTTTCTTATGTTTGTTGCCATTGTAGCAAACGTTGCATCGCTAGCCGTTTCTATGCCTTGGTCAGTAATAGCGGCTGCGACATTTGCTTTTCCATTACTGACAGATGTAAAAAGTTGTTGTTGTGATTGATTTAAAGTATTAATTGCACTGTTTACATCATCAAAATTAGCATTAGTATCTTCTACTACTTTTGCTACTTCTTGGTCTGTATATTGTTTTTGTTGGTTCAATCCATTTTGGATTGTTTGGCTTAAATTTTGATTTAATGCTTGTACATCAGTTAATTTAGCAAAACTTGAAAAATCTTGGTTTGCTATTGCTTGATCTGCATATGCTTTTGCTGTTTGTAGGTTTTCTGCATCTTCTGATTCCAATTCTTGTTTCATTCGTGTAGCATGTGTATCATGATAATTTTGCACATATTGTTTTGTTGCATAATCTTCCGCTTCTATTCCCCCTAAGTGTAATGCATCATTTGCTATATTACTGTCTGGCTTACCACCTGTTGCGTTGTTTCTACTTATTTCTTCACTTGATCTTGCCATTTGTTTGCTCCTTTCATTTAAAAATAAGGGAGACTTAATTAATTGTCTCCCTTTATTGTTTTTAACCATTATTTTCAGTATTTGTGTCTCCTGTATTTTCAGTGTCTGTATCTCCTGTATTTTCTGATGTATTATTTGAAGGTACATTGATTACTGGATTTACACCTTTAGATCCAACTAATCCTCTCCAATCACAGTATCCTGTATCGAATCTTGTATATCCAAACATGTTGTAATCCATTCTCTTTTCTAATTGTTTAGATCCAAAGATTGGTTCTTCTCTACGTAAGAATAACAAGTTGTCAATAGATGTATCTTGAATGAACCAAGGTTTTGTTGCTCCTGTTGGATCATCTAAGTAATCCCATACAACTATGTCTAAGTTTGGAACAGTATTAACGTCGTTATTATTTGTTCCTGATTGTAAGATTGAGTGTATAATTGCTTTTGCTACGAATTCTAATTCTGGGCAGACTACTAATTGTGTTGCTCTTGTTGCAATTGGAATTCCTGCTTCATCTTTTTGTGCTCTCATTAATCTTAATGCTTTCTTTAAGTTTTCATCAGTAAGTGCACCTTCAATTAAATTATCCACAATTAAGTTAGAATTGATTAATGGATGGTCATGAGCGAATAATGCTTTTCCATCATATCCTACATTAGTGAATCCTCCAGTAATTACAGAGGCTGTATCTGTTTCTTCTGTTGCTCTTAAAGAACGTCCTAATCCTTTAGCAGATCCACCTTTACCTATACCTTTCATTACATTGTATAAATCGTCTTGCACTAATTCCCATGTTATATCGTAAGATTTATCAAATCTTCTTGCTTCGAATGAAGCTATTTGTCCTTGGCTGAAAGTATCTTGATTGAAGTTACTTCCTTCAGTATTTTCTTGCCATAATCCAAACGCTCCTAAGTGAGGATATGTTTGAGATTTAGCATTCATTTTTTCAGGTTTGAATATTTTTTTGTATTGTAATGGTTTTTCATTGTATGAATCAAAAAATATTTTTTTGTGAATTGGTGTTAATAATGCACCAAAGTTTGCTCTTGTCATTATTGGTGTTGACATAATAATCCCTCCTATATTTTATTTGTGCAATATATAGGGATAATAGCAACTACTTCTTTTTTCGTGAGTTGTATTTTTCGAAATCTTTAACTGTATCCATATCGCGTATAGCAGCATATTCTTCTGGAGTCATTCCAGACATAGATGCAATTGCTTTTTCCTCAGCTGTCAGTTTGATTTTAGGTTTATTATTATTGCTTGTTCCTACTTGGCTATTGTAATTTCCTAAAATTTCTTTTCTTGCTTGATTGTTTTGCATCTTTGCTTCTACTTTACGTTCTATTTCTGATTTTGTATCTCTTGTCTTGGCTTTGCCATATGTAACAGCATAATAGCTTTGCTCGATAGTTAAGCCTTTATCAACAAAATCCTTAATCTCATCAGCATAGTCTATTATATCTTCAAAGCCTTCTTCTCTGCTTTTTTCATTTAGAGAACTTTTGAATTTGACATCTGCTAATTCTTTTTCAAGCTTAGCATTAGTATTGCCTTGCTTTTTATCTATTGCTGCAGCAATTGATTTAGCAACGCTTTCATCTACGCCATTTTCGATTAGTTCTTCTTCTGTAGTCTTTTGTGGAGTTTTACTTGCTTCTTCTAATGCTTTCAATCTTGCTTCAAAGTTTTTATTTTCCTTTTCAGCAGTTTTTCTAGCTTTTCTTTCGGCATTTAAAGCTCTTTTAAGACTTTCTTTTTCTTCGTCAATTTCTGTAGTATTTTCTGCTTGAGTTTCTGTATCTTCTGTTTCTGTTTCCTCTACATTATCTTCTACATTTGGCATAACGATACCATCTGTTTCTAAATCCACTGTTTCTAGTGTGATTCCTTCTTGATTTTGTTCCATGTTGTCTCCTTTCCCATTTTTAGCCAGGTTGTGTCCTCTCATGATTTTTAGCCAGCTTTTCTGCTCTAATTTATATTATCTACAATAGTAGAAATTAACTTTGATTAATTATTGTGTGTTCTCATATGAGATGTAAGTCCTATTTTGTTTTTGAACTCTCTTTTACATATTGGACATATAAGTTCATTATTTGCATTATTTTCTTTGTTATTTTCAATTGTCGTTTCAATTGTGATATTTTCTTCTGAATCTTTAATTCCTATTGCTAAAATTTGCCATGTTTGTCCTTTTTGCTTTAGAAATAAAACTGTTTCTTTGTTGCAATTTGGACAATTAACAAGTGAACAAGTTTTAACTATATTCGAAAAAAATCCATGATTATCAATATTCAATAATCCATTAATTTCGTGTATATCAAATTCATGTCCACATTCACATTTAGTTGTATCTTTCAAATTATAGTTGCTTATATCCATGTTTTAAACTCCTTTCATATAACTAATTTGAGGATTACCAGAAGCGGTTAGTCCTTCTATTCCTGCATTTTGATTTATCATTTGTTCTTCTTGTATTTTGTCTTCATCATATAATCCTATTTCTTGTTGTTCTTGTTCTGTTTCTGGATATTCTTGTATATTCATTCCTAACTGTTTGATCATATAGTCTCTATATTCTTTCTTAGTTAATGCTTTATCTATATACATTTGTCTTACTATGTTATATCTGTATGCTCTATTATTCGGTAATCCTGCTCCAACTGATATATCCAAGTCATATTGTATTTTCCTTGTCTCATTATCTGCTTGCATATATTTGTATTCTTCTGGATCTAATTCTGTAGATATATCTTTGCCAGGATTTCTTTTTTGCCATTCTTCTTTATACTTATTTCGGTAATCTGTATCTGACTCAATCATAACTGGAACATGATTTAGTATATCTGGATTGAATTCTGAGAATGTATCTTCTCCATTATCTCCAACTATTCTGAAAAGCATTGTTGTGTTCCAATTCAATAGTGCTAACTCTAAAGCATATTCAAATACTTCTCCTAATGTTTCTTGTAACAAGCCTTTTTTGTGGTCTATCATTGCATTACCACTATTTTGGAGTGCTAAGCTTTCTGTTGCTGTATCTACACCACTTTGTTGTTTACCTATCATTTGGTCAGTGAATCTTGTTACTACTTGTCTGTCATTATTCATTAATTCTGTTCTTTTATTGATGATATATTGTGGTATACTTGGCGGTGTTAGCCACTTTATGCCATTTATGTCATTAGTTGGTATACTTTGTCCTGGTTCGTTTGTTACTTTACTTACATCTATTCCTGAACTGTTTGCTACTAACCACATAGGATTTCCTGTTAATCTTGCATTTCTTAGTAAGTTATCGTCTAAATCATCTATTTGATCGGATAATCCAAGTATAAGTTCTGCTGTTCCTTTTCCCCATACTGTATTTTCTCTATACATATCTGGCGTAAAAAAGTATGGAAATTTATCATTAGGAAATAATTCTAAAGGTTCTCTTTTCTTTTTGCGTTTTCCCTCAAACATTTCTTGTTCATCTTCCGCTTCTTGTCTTTTGTTGTGTTCTTGTAATTTCTTTTTGGTATCTTTTAAGATTACTCCATCTCCAGACATTTCAACTAATCTTAGTTTTAGCTTTCCATTGTCTTTATACTTTGTCCATACCATTAAATGTACATATTGATCTTCTTCGTTTTCAACTAAAATATTCTGAACTGGATCTAAATTTGGAATAATTGCATCTGCTATATCTTCTCCATATTCTATTTTGGCACTATATAATGATTTATTTCTTGCCTCAATTATGTATTGACCTTCTTGTATATTGTAGATGTCTGTTATTGCTGGATCTACAAATATTTTACTTGGATGTACTGGTGTTATTACTGGAAGTCCTTTTCCATCTAATTTGTCAAAATCCCATAAAACTCTGAATATTCCTGTTCCTGTCATATCACGTCTACGTTCATGTATTTCGATTTTCCTAAACATTTTATTGCTTTGTTTAATAAAATCTACAACAGTTCTTGCCATATCACAGAAAGGTTTGTCGCCAGGTTCTCTAGGATTAACCTGTACTGCTATATTTTGGTCGCATAATAATGCAGTTCTACCTTCTACATTACTATTCGTTATGTTAGTATTTGGAGCTGTTTGCCCATCTTCATATTCAAAGTCTCCCTCCCAATACTTTTCAACATCTTTCCATTTTTGAACTACTCCTACACGTTGCTTATCTTCATAAGCTCTTCTATACCATACAAGAAATTGTTCTGCTTCTTCTATTTCAGAATCACTCATGATTGCTCTTCTTTTCGCTTGTTTTTCTTTAATTAATTCTTCGTAATAGTTTTCTTCCAACTTTTACTCCTCCTTCTTTTTTATTTGAATTCCTTTAGAAGGTGTGATTGGTTCATAAAGTCCGTTTGTATTTTTATATATTGAATAGGCTTTTCTACCACCAAAGGCGTTATCATAATCAGCTTGTCCAATATTTGTATGTTGACGTTGGATTTGTTGTGTATCAATTTTTTGTGGCTTGTCTTTTAATATTTTTAGTATCTCTTCTTCTGAATCCATTATTTTCCACAACATAAATATTGTCGTAACTGGAAGTACAAGCAAATATAATATTATAAATACATATACCATTAATTTCTCCTCCTATCTCTTACTGATGTTACTATATTTGTTCTTATTGGTGTTTCATTGTTTTTATATCCTAGATCTTCTAATTCTCCAGGAGTAAAATATCCTTCTAGTGTCCTTTGCGGTTGTGTTTCTACTTTTTGTTGCCATCTTGTAGTTTCTGCAATCATATCACTAAATAATATATCATCGTGTTTTCCAGGCATTGCATCTGGTCTCATATTTTCATCATATATAAAACTCAAACTTTCTAAGATCATTTCTATGTCTGTAAAGTTTTCAATATGATCTCTTATAGCAGCTTGTTCAGTAGATATAAGTACTGGTCTTGTATTTCCGTCTGTTTTCCAGCCATATTTCTGTTGCATTTTTTTAGTAATACTGTCGTATTCTTCTCTTATATATTGATGTGGATATTTTAATCTTTTTAGTTCTAATACTGGAAATGTATTGAAATTGATTTCTATACTCATTAATGCTTGATTATAGTACATTCCTAAACAGTACATTTGCCAAGTATATATATCAGAATTTACTTGAGTATGTACAGTTGCTACTCTTTTCCCTGTAGTATTGTTTATACATGTTCCTGTATTGTAATCGCTTCCATCTCCTGCAGTATCTCCACCAACAACATAGAATCCACCATGTTTTGGTTTTTCATATATTTTAATCATTCCTAATGGATTGCTAACGAATTTGATTGAACTATTTATTATAAAGTCTCTTGTTTCTTCATTATTCCATTTGAATTCAAAATTACCTTGTAAATATGGATTGTTTTTATATTCTTCTGTTAATTCTGCTTTTCTTAATGTTAATTTTTCTGCTTCAAATACGCAGTATCCAGAATTTAGAAATGCTTCTTCTGGGGTACACGGATATTCTTGTTTTATCAGTTCTTTATTTAAATAATTATTATACTTGTTGTAATACCAATATAATTGATTATCATCTAATTGTTTTGTATTTTTAAGCCAATTAAGTCTTGACCAAATCCAATCTTTTTTCGTATTTATATTATTTAAAAACGTTTGTTTCTTTTCTTCATTTTCGAAATTATATCTATATTCTTTTGTACGCCACCATTCAAAGAAACAGTTAATCCATTCTTGGGAATCCCACAAATCTTTAAATTCATTGAATCCATTTGCTGTAGATTCTAATATTTGAATAGAAGCTTGAGTTAATGCTTCTCCTAATGAACTTTGTGTATCTGAGATTAGACAAGTCCAAAATGCCGCTTCTGAGCCATGAAAGAAATTGATTGTTCTTGAACGTCCTACTTGAGATGTTGCAACATTTATTCTCCAAGAGCTATTTATCTTTTCGAAAAACATTTCTGTTTTACTGTTATATTTTTCTGTTGGTTTTAATGCTTCAGGTAAATTATTATATATATATTTGGCTTTATCTTGAAATATCGTTCTTACGTTATCTGCTGTATCTGCTAATGTCATCCCAGTAAAATTTTTCTTAATTAGTGTATTAGCCAATTGATATGCTGTTATTACACTTGTAAATCCTTGTTGCCTTCCTTTGAGTACTAAAAATCTCATATGTAATATCTTTTGCTTATTAAAAAGAACAATTGTTTCGTTTAATTTTTTTAGAAAGTCTTTTTGCACTTCATTTAAAAAATATGGAACAGTTTTTTTGTTTTTATCAACTATTATAAATATCATTTCTATTAGTAATTCAGGTCTTTCCATTATTTCTTCTAAAAGTTTTTTGTTTTTTAATAATTCTTCTGCTACTGCTAATACAAATTTATAATCTCTGTTAATATCTCCATACTGTTCCCATAATTCTTTTCTTTTATTAATTATTTGATTCGCTGTTATCTCCATTCAATATATCCTCTAATTTTGTAATATTAAGATTAACATCTGCTTGATTTCTCCATTGCTTTGGTTTTCTATTTTGTAGCCAAAATTGTTGTGCTTTGGTTTCTGATTCTTTATATTTTTTTAGTGGTACTTTAACTGGATAAACAATTTCTTTTGCTTTTTTACCGTTTTCGTTGTAAATTATTTCTTTTTGCATAACTACAACTTCTTCTTCATATTCGTATCCATTTGCATTTTTATTCAAATTGTTTTCAACTCTTAAATCAGCAAATTCTTTGTTTTCTTTTAAGGCGTCAGAAAAGTCTGGATATTCACGCTTATATTTGTAGAAAGAATCCTTACTTATTTTTAAACATTTGAATATATCTTCGTCTGTTGCTCCATTTCTACACATTGCTGCTATTTGTTCTAAATATGGTAATACATGTGTTTCGTATTTTCCTTTAGCCATATACACCACCTACCATTTATTTTTTTATATGCTCTATGCAATAATACATTTATACGATATTGTGCTCTAGAACTAAGTGGCTTCTTTTTACATGATTAATTAGAAGTAGGATTCAAACTAATTAATCATGTTATTTTTGCCGCTTCACATTTCGTATTGTTATATTACTGCATACAACACATAATTTTAGAAAAATAAGACCGTGTGTAGAAAGGAATATTTTTTACAATAAAACACACAGTCTCACAAAAGATAATTCTTTTTCTCGGCTCTGGGTTACAGGATCAAACTGTATCTGTTAATTTTAATAACGTGCTATCATTACACTAACCCAGAATGTTTAGTAGCACTTGCTAGATTAGTGCTATAAGTATAATTAAAGAAACAAAATATTTGCCCTAGTTTTATATTAACTCTTATCTAGCATCGAATTAATACCTAATATTATTCTTCTATTTTAACTAATTTGTTTTTTTCTTTTTTGTATGCATCTATATACATTTCTTTTTTGTCTCCATTGTATGTTACTTCATAATACATCTTATCTTCTCTATTTGTACTTAATAATGCTTTATTGTTTTGTAGTACTTTAACTAACCATACAACATAAATATCTTCTATCTCTATATAATCTTCTTCATTGGCATTGTCATTATAATATTTGCATACTTCCATTTTGCATTTCTCAATAAATTCTGTGTTTCCCATTGTATTAATCCTCCTTGATATACCAATCTTCTGCTAACATGTCTGCTTGACTTGCTAACCATCCTAATTGAATTCCCCTTGTTCCTACAAATGCTATTGCTTTATTACCTATGTCTGCATGTCCTTCATTTATTATTGCTCCATGAGGATTCATATAGCTTATTCTTTCTGCTAACTCTATATATTGTTCTTTACCATTCCAACCGCTTCTTGAAAGTTTATTTCCTTCTTTTAAAGCTTTTATTGCATCTCCAAAATCCATATTAATGTTCCTCCCTGGTTATTCCTTTTATTGCCCACATTTGAGCTTCTTCTAATTTTGTGTATGCAATAGCTGTTTCTCTATTTGTTTTGCAATTAACGTCTATTACATCATACATATTAGAAAATGAATTTCTGATCAAATCTATTCGATCTTGTTTTTCTTTGTTTACTTCTAAATACTTTGCTCTGTTATTCATATACTAATCCTCCAAATTCATGTCGGTTACTTTATTACAGTCAAGTTTTCTTTTGGTTGTTCCTCTTTTTGCCATTACTAATGCTCTTGCTAAATCATCTATTAATTGATGTCTTAAACCATCTACTACATTACTTTCGTAAGTGTGATCTACTATATCTAATAATCCAAATTTGATATGTAATAATTCATGAACTAATGTCTTTTCGAAGTCGAATTTCATTATTCTATCATTTCCATATACTTCTGGACTTACTATTTTAATTGTTGAACATTTAATACTTGAATTCCAGGTATTTTCGCCTTGCCAGTCAGGATTAGATAAATCCTCTTGCTTACAATTGTACGCTAGTTTTATTGCCCAATCATGTAAACCTAATCTCTCTTGCCATTCTTCTAATAAATCTAATTCTTTAATCATATAATCTCCTATCTTATATAAACTCAATGTAAAGCTATATTGTTAGAACACGCAATATTTATATTAATTATTGGAGGTTAATACAAATTATTCCATATAGCTCTACATTCAATTTATACAAATTATGAATAAAATTCCATTTTTGTATAAAGGATTCCTAGAAAATCCTATATTAATTGCACTAAAAGGTTTTTCTATTAAAAAGATTTGTATAAATTATGATTATAGGTTTATCTCTTTTAGTATTTATACTAATTATCTAGAACTTACTATAAACACTATGCAAAATACACTAAGTGGGCATATAGTAGGGGACTCTGCTAGCACAGAGAAATGGTAAACTATATAAAAGTATATTCTGCATACTGCTTATAATATTAAATTTTTAGGAAGGAGTCATATTTCTATGACTCCCAATTAACTGGAAGAAGCTTTCGCTACATATCCTTAATTAATTTATTGCACGTCTATATTATATCACGGAAAATACCCCTATTTTTCACGATTTTTTCCACGAAAATAAAAAACACAAGAAGTCTAAATGATATCTTGTGTAATTTTTACAATAAAAAAGAGGTATCAGGACTCTCCCATCAACCTCATATCTTAAAATTCCCATATATAATATAACATATTTTTTAATTTTTGTGTGTCGAACCTTGTCGATTAATATTAAATTTCGCCCCATTCTTCTGCTAAAAGCTTGATACTTTTATTAAACACGTTATAATATGTACTTTTGCTTATGGTTTCCATTGTTTCGCAGTAAGTTGGATTGCAATTTTCTTTGAATATGAGATCATAAACTTTTTGCTCAAACGGTTTCAATTGAATGTATACATTTTCTACATATACAAGTCTTTCTTCTAAATACATCAAACTACGTGTATTTTCTTTATTCTGTTTTAATCTTTCTAATTTCTTTTTATTATAATAATATTGTCTCAATTCTCTTTCCATTTTATTTTTAATATCTTTAGGTAATTTGTAGTTTAACATACTTTCTTCCTCCTCATAAAATTTGTATGTATATTAGTATTTCCAGTTCCATTCTTCCCAATTGAACCAATCTGGGATTGCAACTTTTAATAGTGTAAATGTTTCTTTGGAATATTGTGTTGTACAGAATTCTTTTGCAATAAAGCTTATTCTATTAAAACTATTTTTGTTGATTGCTTTTGAATATCTTCCATAACTTCGTTTAATGTTCTTTTTGTCTGTTTCGAAAATGCAGCATATATCAAAACTGACTATTCCTGTCAGAGAATGCAACATTTCTTCAGGTTTAAATTGTGCATATGGGAAAAAGCAGAATCCCACAGAAGCGGTTTTGTTGTGTCCATCTTTGTTGTGGTCTTTATTATTAACTAATGTCTCGCCATTCATGTATTTATTAAATTCATTTCTACTCATAAATCTAAATACTTTCATCTTACATACACTCCTAATTTTCTATGATTCCATCTTCTTTTTCATAACAACCACAGGCATCTCCATCTTCGCATATAGATCTTGGATAAGGATAATCTCCCAAGCAATCGCTTTTATCATTACAACAAACGTCGTTTATTCTCCATTTGCATACTTCCATGCTTTCTATTTCTTCTGATATTGTCCCATCATTATTTCTAGTCATAGATCTACTCATTCGCTTACCTCTTTTATCTTATTGTCTAGCTGCTTTACTGCTTGTACTAAATAATTACATTGATTTACTAATATATCTATATTGTCATTCATCTTATCAACATCAAGTACATGAATTAATCCTGGTATTTCTGCTAATCCTTGTATATCTATTTCTTCTTGTTCTACTATTTCAAATTTATATGTTAATAAGTCTTCTGTATCTATACATCTAATATCTTTAATTTTCCCATTATCATCTCTTATTAAATGTAATTGTCTATATTCCCCATATATTGTATAAAATTTTAAAGTTTCATCGTCAGATACTATATTTATTTTTGTCCTGTAAGGTATTTTCCCATCTTTTATCATTTTTAATAATTCTATACCATCTATTGTTTTACTCATTAGCTTTGTTCTCCTTTCTCTTTTCTATCTCCATATCAATTAGCTTGTCTATTCTTTCTTTTTCAAGTTTTATTGCAGTTTCTAATAATACTGTTGCAGAATATTTTGATATTTCTATCTTATTATGATGTTTTAATAATATTGGTTCTGAAAATCCATACCAATGTTTAGTTTGTATATCAATTCTTAATTGTTCAGTTTTAGATTCTTCTACTTTTTTCTTTATTTGTTTAAATCCTTCAATATTTTCTTGATGTAATGCTATTGAATTTTCTATTTTATCTAACATTAGCTTTGTTCTCCTTTCTCTGACAACTCTGGATTATCATATATATTACCTATTACTTCTCCTTTTTTGTCTTCTAACACAAATTCTAATGTATAATTTAATCCTTTTTGTGTTCCAACATTGTTTACTAGGACTTTGATTACTTCTGCTCTAAAACTACCATCTTGAAAGTATACTTCATAAATACAAACCTCATCCTGTATTATATCTCCCTCATATATTTCTTTTCCGTTTTTATCTTTTAGTCCTGTGTATTGCATAAGTTCTATATGTGGTTGATATTGTATGTTTATTCCAACTCCGTACGCACTATCTCGTGTTATATATATACCTTCGCTTTTAGTAAATTTTATTATATCTACAATAGGCAACATTATCTTTGTGTGGGTATCATAAGCTCTAAATTTTATTTCTCGCATTCTTTTTCTACCTCTTTCTTAAAATATTCTTTTTTGCTACGGTCATAACCCCATTTATTTTGTTTCATAATATTTTTTATTTCTAAATATTCTTCTGGACTAGGTAATATTCTATCCATTGAATAATCTATTATCTTTTCTTGTTTTTGGATTAGATTTACAATATCATCAAATGCAAGTTGTAATTGTAAATATTCGCCGTATGGCATTCCATATTCTATATATTCCTTAACTTTGTCTATTTGGTCTTGTATTTTCTGAATACTTTCTTCTTTATTCATTTTGATTTAGTCCTCCTTTGTTTCAAATTCAGCTTCTATTTTATCTTCTATTCCCCAATTATTTCTATATTCACTAAACATCATTAAGAGTCCTTTCATTGTATAATTTGCTATTTCAGTATCTTCACATGTTTCAAATTCAAAAGAAACACTATCATTTTCTTTATTTTCGGTTACATATATTTCTATTATTTTTCTTTTATCTTCCATATATCTTCCTCCTAATCTTCTAAATTA